ACCGGATGGCCGCGCTTTGGTGCCCGCTCCCTCTCACGCGCGCTCCCCTGGTGTGGTGCTGCCACTCGCCCTCTTATTGGTGGTTGTCCTTCACGCCCCGTCTTTTTGACTGGCCTTTAATTCAAATTAAAGGATAATGCTTTCTCGCGCGATTTGCTTTTATTTTTTGAATTATTGTCGCGCGACGACTGAGTATGGCCCATTGTGTCAGGTGAAGGACGTGGCTAAATTTTGACCATGCTGCTGGGTCTATTTGCGTCTAAATGTAAACGAATTATTTATATAAATAATTTTTCAAGTATGTCATGTTTAGCCTACTCAGATTCTAACCACGTTTATATTGTTGGCTGTAATTGTGTTTAATCTGCCTTTTATCATTTGATAATGTATCCTTTTAGAAGTAAACGTGGTTATTGCTTTAGTCATCGACGATCTACCACACGTAACTTTTTGTTTAACCGTTCAACCTCAATTAAGAGACATGATGGGAAACGTCGAGGAGGTCGATTTGTAAAGCCCATTGATGAACCCAAAATGTCAGCCCAATCCATACATGAAAATCAGTATGGGCCTGATTTTGTTATGGCCCAAAATTCGGCTATATCTACGTTTATCAGTTACCCAGACATGGGCAAGGTAGAACCTAGTCGAAGCAGATCCTATATCAAGTTGAAACGACTCCGTTTCAAAGGGACTGTGAATATCAAACGTGTTCAATCGGATGTGAACATGGATGGGTCTATCTCCAAAGTGGAAGGAGTGTTCTCTCTTATTATTGTTGTAGATCGGAAACCTCACTTGGGTCCTAGTGGTTGTCTGCATACATTCGACGAGCTGTTCGGAGCAATGATTCACAGTCATGGCAATCTCAGCATTGTCCCTTCTCTGAAAGACCGTTATTATATTCGCCATGTGTTCAAACGTGTACTGTCCGTTGATAACGAGACGCTGATAGTAGACGTGGAAGGATCCACTACCCTATCTAATAGGCGTTTTAATATTTGGTCCAGTTTCAAGGACGTTGATCGTGATTCATGCAAGGGTGTTTATGATAACATAAGCAAGAACGCCCTTTTAATTTATTATTGCTGGATGTCAGATATGCCTTCAAAGGCCTCCACTTATGTATCTTTTGATCTTGACTATGTTGGTTAAATCAATAAAATTTGTTTATCCAAATTTGTTTAGCTGTTTATGATATAGCAAAAGATAACATTTATTTCAACGACTTGGCCTGAGAAGCCTGACAATTATTATTAATACATTCTTGGACTGTTGTCCTAACTAACTCGTTCAACTGGCCCAAAGACATTGTAATGTTGGATTCCGCTCTCTGGGCTCCCACTATTGAAGCAGACTCTCCTGGGTCCAGAACGCTGGTTCCAAGCCTGCTCAGATGTCTGTATGGGTGGAGTCCGTTTTCTATTTCCGAGTCCACATCTGATTGGGCCGTTCCTATCGTACTTCTGGAAGCCCATGATTCTCCAGGCCCAAGCTCAATTGGACATTTAGACCCAATTCTAGACATCGATGCACATCTTATGGGCTTCCTCTCCCATTTCCCATAGTCCACATGCGAAAAGTCTACATCTTTGTCTGTGAACTGTTTTGACAGTATTTTGACCGTCGGTGCCCGGAAGGGGATATCTACTGAGTGTTTCGCTGTGGACAATTTCAGCTTCCCTTTAAACTTGGCGAAGTGGGTTCGCTGGTGAACATTGGTATCTGAAACTCTGTAATAGAGTTTCCATGGAATCGGGTCTTTGAGAGAGAAGAATGAAGCTGAAAAATAGTGGAGATCTATGTTGCATCTGATCGGAAAAGTCCACGACGCCTGCAAAGACTCATTGTCTGTCATCCTCTTGTCATGGATCTCCACAATTACCGTCCCAGTTGCGTTAATTGGAACCTGTTGCCTGTACTCTATGACACAATGATCTATCTTCATGCAGCTACGGCTGAGTCTTGCCGTCAACTGGGACGCCGTCGATGGAAATTGCAAGATTATCTCAGTTAGGTCATGGCAGAGCTGATATTCGTCTCTGTGAGACTCTATGTAATTGAAGGCGCTTGGAGGATATGCTAACTGAGAATTCATCTGAAAAATAAAGGCCGCGCAGCGGCTTTGCAGGTTGAATATGAAATGAGTACTAAAAACCTAGGGTTTTTGAATATGAACAACTTATGAACTCCGCGTGTACTTGTATGAATTTTCTGTGAAACCTAGTGATATAAATGAGGAATTGGAGGATAATCGCTTAAGTTTTCCAGAAAATTAAGAACAGTCGTTATACCTTTCCAGAAATTGAAAGCTTTTTGAAAAATGGGAGAAATATGAAGTGTAAATAATTATGGGAAATATGTTAGATGTGAAAGAGTTTATATAGACATTCTCTTTTTTGTTGATTTATTTGCAGTCTTTCTATCAATGGCATTTTTGTAATAATGAGAGTGTTCCCCAATTGAGACTCTCTCAAACTTTCTCATACAATTGGGGAATGGGGAACAATATATACTAGAACCCTCAATAGAACTTTGGATCTCGTTCACACACGTGGCGGCCATCCGCTATAATATT